ACGATGGTAAAACATTTGAATGGAATCCTACTAGCGGTGTGGATACTCGAGCTACTGTATCTAGTACAAACCCTACAGCAAGTGTAATGACTTTAGTATCAGGTCGAGACAGACATTTAATACATTTAGGCACAGAAACAACTGTAGGTAATACTTCAACACAGGATAAAATGTTTATAAGATTTAGTGACCAAGAAGATAGAACTGATTATACACCTGTATCTACCAATACTGCGGGTACTTTTAGGTTAGACTCTGGCAGTAAAATAGTAGGAGCTCTACGAGCAAAAGATTATATTTTTATATTAACCGATACTTCTGCTTACACAATGCAGTTTGTAGGTCCACCTTTTACTTTTAGCATACAACAAGTAGGTTCTAATTGTGGTTTGATTGGACAACATGCGGTGGTGTATGTTGATGGTGCAGTATATTGGATGGGTGAGTCTGGTGGTTTCTTTGTTTTTGATGGTACTGTCAAACGATTACCTTGTTCAGTAGAAGATTTTGTATTTACTAATGTAGATAGCGATGACTTAGGTATTAATTACGATTCTGGTGGATTAGTTTACTGTAACTACAATTCTTTATTCACTGAAATAAATTGGTTTTATGCTAAAGCAGGTTCTTCTAGTGTCGATAGATGTGTAACATTAAATTATCGTGAAGGTGCGTGGACAACAAGTTCCTTATCAAGAACTGCTTATATTGACCAATATCTATTTGATAGTCCAATAGCTACAGAATTTACTAATTCAAGCACACCGACTTTTCCTACAATTCAAGGAGCCAGTACAAATTTAGGTAAGACAACTGTTTACGAACATGAGAAAGGTGTTAACGAATCTGATCAAAATGGAAACTTTGTACAAAGTATTAATGCTTTTATTGAATCAGGTAGTTTTACTTTAGACGCTGAAGGCGGACAAGGAGAGAACTTTATTAAGATTAGACGTTTCTTACCAGACTTTAAGATATTAAGTGGTAATGCGACAGTCACTATACAGCTCAAAGACTTTCCATCTGAAACAGAATCAAGTTCATCATTAGGGCCATTTACCGTAACCTCATCAACTAAAAAGATAGACACTAGGGCAAGAGGTCGATTTGCTTCATTAAAAATAGAAAACAGTGCTCAAGATGAGAACTGGAGGTTTGGTTCTTTTAGAGCAGATGTGCAACCAGATGGAAAAAGATAATGGCTAAAATTACTGTAAATATACCAGAACCTAAATCTGAATATGATGCGTCAAATCAAAGACAGATTATGGATGCTTTAAATACATTAAAAAATCAACTTAACTTTTCGTTTCAAACAGATTTTAAAAACGAACAAGATACTTTTAACTGGTTCATATCATGACAATACAATATAAAAACCAAGGTTTTACTTTAGCTAACACTGCTGCTACGTCAGTATTGACTGCACCTAGTGATGCAAGATTATTAATTAAACAAATCCAAGCGGTCAATATACACAGTAGTGCAGTAACGTTAACCACTCAACTAACCGATACTTCAGCGTCAGCTACACATACGTTTGGTAATCAAGATATTGCGGCTTTAAGCACGGTGGATATTATTACAAACACTACCGTATTAGAAGAAGGTGATATTCTTAAAATGACCGCAGAAACAGGTGCTAAAATATCAGGTATTATCTCGTACGCTCAATTGGACAGATCTCAAGAAAATGGTTAGAATACAGCCATGACGATTACTATTGATTGCGAATCACAAACAAAGATATCTAATAAGAAGACGGGTGTTGAGTACGAGTCTGAAGAAGTAGCACAAGCTGATGTAGCTGATGCAGGTACTGCTACTAAAGAAGAAGATATTCAACGTGATGTAACCATTATTGTTCCGAAACTTGATCTCTATGGGGAGACGAATGAGTGAGCCTAAAGGTGGCACAGAACTACAACTAGCTTTTTTAGAATCACGAGTCGACTCAGACTTGCTTAATCACTTTCAGATCTGCACTTCTATACCTAACAAAGTCCCTATTGATGAAAACAAGATAAATATCTTGTGGCAAAAAAACAGCTACGACCAACCTAACATTCGACCTTTTTTTCAAAACAAGTCTAACCATTATAAATACGATTGGTATGTGTTTAACTCGCATTGGAACTACGAGAAGTTTCGTATGATGTATGACATACCGACCGAAAGGTGTCATGTGATTAAAAATGGGGTGACGAACTTCCCAGAAAGAAAGCCGTATGAACAAGGGGACACCTTACGATTAGTCTTTCAACCAACACCGTGGCGTGGTTTAAACGTATTGCTACTAGCTATGCAACACTTGCAAGATGAGAATATAGTATTAGATGTATACAGCAACTGTGAAGTGTACGGTGAAAAATTCGCTAAAGATAACAATGCCGACTGGGAAGAACTATTCGATCAAGCAAGAGCGTTACCTAATGTTAATTATATTGGTCATCAATCTAACGATTTTATTTTAAATAAGATGAAAGATTATCACATGTTTGCCTACCCTAGTATCTGGGAGGAGACCTCATGTATCTCGGCTCTCGAAGCTATGGCAGCTGGATTGTACTGTGTCACTACCAACTACGGTGCTTTGTATGAGACCTGCGGTGAGTTTCCAATTTATGTAAACTATACTGACAATTACGAGAAACTAGCTGAGAACTTTGCTTATGCTATTAAAATGGGTATGCAGCATTTACATGAAAGTAATATTTATGAACATCTTTTATTTCAACAAGATTATATAAAAAGGTTTTATAGCTGGGATAAAAAGTCTATCGAATGGACTAGATTCTTAGAAGGAGCATTTAATGTCAGATCCAAGTAAACCATTGTGGCTTAATCAAGAAACAGAGCTAGGTATCTATGTAGCAACTCCCGTGCACTCGGATGTGTCGATTCATTACACACAAAGTTTATTAGAGTTTCAAAAAGCTTGCATGGAAAAAGGTGTTAAAGTAATGTTTGAAATGATAAAATCATCACTAGTGACACAAGGCAGAAACTTATGTACTGCCTCTTTTTTAAAAAGCAAAATGTCGCATATGCTTTTTATCGATTCAGATATAGCGTTTTCCTCTGACAGCATATGGAGTATGCTTGAGGCCGACAAGGATGTCATCTCTGTGCCTTACCCTCTTAAAGATATTAAGTTCGACCGACTTATTCAGAAGATACTGCACGGTGAAGTGACCACGGCTCACGAAGCACATGTTAATTGCAATAGCTACCCCTTGCGATTAGAAGATAGTGAAGCTATAGAGATAGAAGGCGAAGGTGTGATTGAAGTCACTCATGCCCCTACTGGATGTATGTTGATTAAACGAGAAGTGTTTAATACTTTAATTAAATCGTATCCTGATATGGAAATACATCAAGAAAACCTTATTGATGGCAGATTGCAGAAAAAACCGCATCTGTATAACTTCTTTGACACTTATTATGATCAAGAGAACAAGCGTTTTCTAGGTGAAGACTTTGCTTTTTGTAGGTTATGGCGTAACACAGGCGGCAAATGTTATTGTTATATTATGGACTATATAACTCATGTAGGTGAATTTCAATATACAGGTCGTTTATGGGACGAAATGAAACCTACTAGTGTTGATAGCACTGAAGAATAAAGGTAAACTTGTACTAACAAGTATAAGGAGATTATTATATGGCTTTGCCAGTTTGGTTAATCGCAGGTCTAACTAGTTTCGGAATCGCTAAACTAAGTGGAGCTTCAACAAAAAATGCAATAAAGTCAGGCATCTTAGGTGGTGCTACGGCAGGTATTTTTGGGCCTGGTTCACAAGGATCTAAAGATCTTGTTATGGCTAAATCTGCAACAGACACGGCTGCTAAAACAAATGCAATGCTTCAAGGTGCTCAAGCTGCAGGCGGTACTGCAATGGATGTTTCTAAATTTACAAATTTGTCAAATCTTGGCGTGGGCCCAACAACAGTAAGTTTACCTGAAGGGTTTTTTGGCAAAGGGGCGGTTGAAACATATACGTCAGCAGCAGGTGGTGCTCCAGCTTTTGTTGCCCCTAACTCAACAATGAGGTTACCAACAATTAGTTATGACTATGCAAGCGGTCAAGTCTTATCGGATACAGGTAGTATAACTAGTAGTCTAGGAGACTCTGCTGTAACAGGTTCTGGATCAAGTGGTATAAATTCTGTGTATGAAAATATTTTAAAAGCAGGAGCGGAGGAACAAGCTAACCCTACTTTAACAAACAGTGTTAAGGATTACTTTAAAAACATGGGCACTGCTGAAAAAGTTGGATTAGGCGTGACGGGTCTTACTTTAGCCGCACAACCAAAAACACCTGATAAAAAACCTTCTCTTTACGAAAGCCAAGAATACAAAAA